CCTTTAGTAGCGGCACCCATTCCACGTCCGGCCATGTTACTTACCTCGTTTGGTTGTACGGCCCTTGTGAGCCGAATCTTTCATAATCGTACCATCAGGCATGCGGTGGTAGCCCTTTTTGACTATTCCCCCATCCTTCTTATTTACTGGCTTAGCGGTTTTTGCGGCTTGTTTAAATGCTTTTGCAGTAGGTGCGCCCGGGGCTCCTACCTTCCGCATTTTTTCGCCTGAACCCGCTGCAATACGCGCTCTCTTGGCCGCGATATTCGCATATAGTCCTTGTTTAGCTACCATTTTTTACAGCTCCAGTATCGTGCTGAAAATTTATCTTTAGCAGTGTCACAGTTGTGACGAGCCCTAAAGTTGGCTCTACGCTCTGGTATGGCTTTTTTGATCGTCATATTCGGATCGCCAAACCTCACCAGTTTTACGTCGTCTCCCTTCTTGGCTAAAACAGCAAACTTCTTGCTGCCTCCTGAGGTTCTTTTCGGCTTATTGTAGCCTGCAAAAGTTTCACCTCGATAGGACACACGCCCAGAAGGCGTGCGTTTTACCGCCTTTGTGGAAGCCATTAGGCTGCCGCTCCGCCTTCGAACAATAGGGTAACGCTAGTAACCTCTACATCAGCAACATCAATAAAAATACCCGAGTCAAACAACATGCCTGCGTCAGGAATCATAAGGTCCTGTCCACCTGCCGCTGCGGGAGTATTTACTGTTAACAGAGCTGTTCCAGAGCTTGTTGTCCCATTTTTCAAAGAAAAAGAAGACGCTGTGGCGGAGTTTGTGAAGTACACGCCATATAGTCGGCACCGGCCTACCACAGCAGAAGCATCGGCTGTTTTGGTAACGGATTGAATATTACTCGAACTCATAGGGTCTCTCCTCTAGGTGTTAGGGATCAACCTACGCTGAGACAGCCAGAGTTCCGCCGTTATTCCAGATAGCGCCTGTTACGCCGGGGTCACTAGTAGGGATAATGATGACGTTAGCAGTGCCTGAAAGAGTGGCGTCGCCGGTCACATCAAGCGTGCTAGAAGCGGTAACTGTGGTCGCAGCAACTGCGCCTGTTACGTTGCCTGTTACAGCGCCGACAAAACCGTTGGTCGAGGTGACCGGACCTGAAAAAGTTGTTGAACTCATTGGGAAATCCTCACATGCGAGTTATGGGGCTTATCTGTCTGCATGTCGTCAGCCCGGAAACTGTCAGATAAGCCGGTTTGATTCCGGATTTACAACAGTATATACCAGTTATTCCCTTGTTGCACAAATAAAAAAGCCCACCTGTGGGGGGTGGGCTAAGACTCTACAAGGGAGATAAAACACAACAGAAAAGCATTAGCTGTTCACTGCGGAATTGCAGCGCCCCCAACATATCACTTAATTCTGGTCTCGTAAATGTTCTTTACCCACCATATAAACATTTCTTCGCCAAGCGTGTGTTTCATGGTATTTACCCTAGCAGCAAGTAGCTGTACGTTTTCCCGTACATAAGGGCCTTGCGGGTTTATGCGATCTATTGAGGCATTGAATTCTTTTTTCTTTCTGTCGCCGTAAGTGCCGTCTCTTTGGTGAGTCATGAGCACGCCAGATAAAGCGCACTTACCGTCCTGCATTTCCCACAGGTCAATAACGTCTTCATTGGTTAACTCGTATTCGACGCCCTGTTTAATCCGTTGGGATTTTAATTGAGTGTTTAGTACTCGAAGGTAGGATTCAGGGGTAGCAGAGGTTTTTCTTGCTCGTTGCGCTATAACGCACTGTTGGCATACTCCGCGTATTTGCCCCTCTTTAAAGTGCTCGAACTGAGTTAATAGCTTAACTTTGTTGCACGAAGTGCATACTCGAGAGCCCTGTGGCTCTTTCTTTACTTTGGTTTCTCTAGGCATATTACTTTTCTACCCACAAAAGAAAGGGCCCCTAAGGGCCCTTTCTAGTCGTGCTCTTTAGCTTACGGTGTACCCGGTGAGCCAAAGATACCACGTGGGTCGCTGAAGCCAAAGCTGTAGCGCTCACGTGCCTTGTAGCGGACATTGCCGGTGTCGAAGTCGCCTTCGAAGCCAGTCTTGATAGCTACACGGTTGAACATCTTCATGCCGTTAGGCGCGTCAGTCATGATGAACCATGCGTCAGGGTCTGTGAGGTAATGGTTTACCCTGTAGCCCTGTGGAACCATGCCCATGTTGCGAACGGCGTTGATGTCGTTATCCGCAGTGCCGACACGAAGAGTAGACTTCATGATGCGGTCTGCAGTGAACTGAAGCTCCTTAGGGATAATGAGCTTAGTGCCTTGAACAGCAATCTTCAGGCCGCGCTCGTCAGTGAACGCTGCGATGTCGATAAGTGCTTGCTCAAGAGAAGCTTCGCTAAGGTCTGCCGCAACAGCCAACTCGTTTGCAAGATCAGGTCCGCCCAGTGTTGGGTGGTCTGTCGCACAGAGAGGCTTGCCGTCACCGCCGATAGAGGTAGTGAAAGCGTTGTTGAGGATAGAAGCAGCTTTAATCTGCTTAGTTGTCGCCATTGAACGAGCAAGTGCCTTTGTGTAACGAGCCGATAGACGGTCGTACAGGTTGTCTTCTACTGCCTCTTCAGTCAGTGAGAAGGCCAAAGCCACTGTTTCGTGAGTGTAGCGAGCAGTGTAAACCTCTTGGGCTTGATCGAATGCAACACCCGAACCCTCGGCTTTAACTGGCGCTTCGCCAAACCCGGAAAGCATGACCTCTTCTTCGAACGCACGGTCAGAAGACTCGGTTTCGTAGATTTCAGCATGCTCGTTATCGTAAGAACTATACTCGAGGCCAAACAAAGCGTTTAGACCCGGCTCTAGCTCTTTTACTAGTTGTGAACGTGATATAGCCATGACCTAAGTCTCCTATTGACCTGCAACACCGGCAGAACCGTAAAGGTGCTCGTTAATTTTAACCACAACCACCGCGTTAGCACCGACTGCGTTGTTGGGCACGTCCCAAAGACCAATGATCTTAAGGTTAAGTGCTGCAGTAGTAGCAATGCTTGATGTATCCAACTCGTTCGCTGAAACACCTGTTGTAGTGCTGCCCGTTCCAACAACGATGTCTGCATTTTTGCCGTAGTCTGTAGCGGCTGAAGTACCGTCGTTTTGGATCAGGAACATCTGGTTAGGATCATCAAGAACTTCTGCGATGATCTTACCTTGTGTGATGTTCACTGAACCGGGATAGTAGTTGCTCCAAGTTGGCTTGCCAGTGGTTGGATCAATATAGTTGCAACCATTAAACACGCCTACCGCCGCTGTGTGAGAGGCAGGGTTGAATTGCAGGATATAACCGTCTTTCAACGTGACTAGGTCACCCTGAAAAATAGCACCCGCTTGGTTATCCGCAATTTCGTAACCGTACTGCTTCTGGCTACCAGTGCCAGAAAGGTTACCAAGCGGACGTAAGCCAAAGGCTTTGTCTACATTAGCCATGATAAATGTCCTTTAAAATTAAGGTTACTCGGAACCCGTTCGTGGGCCACCGAGGCTTACTTTGGACTGTCTTTCCGGCGCGTTGATTTTCATTGACGAGTGTGCATTCGTCTTCAACATGTCGTTATCGACTGCCCTGATTTGATCATGGGTCCGTGAAGAATAATACGTTCGACGCTCTTCTGCTGTTTCATCGGGTATTCTGGCTAACAGTAGTCCGCCCACAGAAATAACCCCTGCATGCTTACCATCATCCTGAACACCTGAATCAAAGTCAGGATACTCGTCCCCTCTAACCAGTTCATACCCCTCGCGGAGTTTCCCTGCTACGTTAGTGCGGTCGTCTATCCCACCAGATTCAGCCCTGATCCAACGGTGCTTATAGCCCGGAGGCGCAGGAGGCGCGTCTAGTCGTGAAGGAGGAGCCCAAGCTTTACGGCGCGCAGTTGTGTCACGGGTATCCGAATCACGGGCACTGCGATTGAGTTTTGGCACGTTGTTATCGCTCATTTTAATCACTCCTTAACGTATTTGGCATATTCTTCAAGTGGAACCCCGAGTTTTTTTGCTATCGCAACCTGACTGGGACTCAACCTAACAGAGCGGCGTGCTGAGTTATTTACTCCCGAAGATCGGGTTGCAGGGGCTACCGTTTGCACGGGTCGGTTAGTCCTGTTGTTTTGTGGCGTAGGCTCAATACCGTATTCACTAGGAAATATTCGGCTCATCCTACGATCTATCTCACTATAGTACTCGTCGGAGCTTGGGTCAAACCCTTCTTTTTGAACCAAGTCCATGTGAATTCCCCTAACTGTGTGGGTCATCACAGTATTTGTACCAAACCAAGGGTTCTGCTCTGCCCATTCCTCTGCCTTTAAATCCGGCTCAGGCATTCTTGGACGGAGTATTTCTGGCTGTTCTTGAACAGGTTTAGGCTTTTCCGCTTCTTGACGACGTTGGTCTGTCGTCTCGTTAAGCCGCTGTTGTTCCCAAATCATAGACGTAAGACGCTGTTGAGCCTCTGTTTCAGTGTCTATGTCGCCCTCTTCACGGGCTTTTTTAATAACCTGTTTAAGAGCTATTACATGGCTATCAACGCGGCCTTGAGCTTCTTGGAGCCTTTCCGTGTCTGTTTTACGGTACTGCTGCTCAAGCTGTTCGTTTTGCTGCTTTACGTTACGAGCATACTCTAGGGCCGCCTCTTCGCGACGCTGAGTCTCTCTTAAACGGGCAGTAAGCTTGTCTATTCGTTTTTTAACTTTACCCGAATAGTCGTCTAAATCTTCTTCTGCAGGAGCTTCTTGCTTAGCGGAAACCTGCTCAACCGCAAGAGGTTCTTCAACCGCTAACTTAGCATCGGAGCCGTCTTCGTTCATTTCAACGGTGGCTTCCTGCTCGTCTTCGCCAACATTAAAGTCTAGCTCTTCGTTCATTGGTTCACTCATTAAAACGTCTCCTTACATGTGTAGAATATCTTCAGGGTCATTTACTATCCCTAAGATTTCATCATCGTTTAGTAAACGAATCTCGCCACCATCTATCTGAATCCGAGAACCTGCGTATCGACCAAAGATTACCCAGTCACCCTCCTTGCACCAAGGACCGTGGGGAAATTTAGACTCGTCGGCATAGGATAAATCCCCTGCCTTCAACACGTAACCGACGTTAGTCGCTAACTGTGTTCTTTGACGAGTTTCATCCGCAAGCACAATGCCTCCCTTTGTGGTTTTAGCGCCACGATAAGGCAGGATAGCTAGTCGCCATCCGGTAGGCTTTGGGATAAGGTCTAATACAGATTGGGAAAGGCCATGTTCAGCGACTTTTCCTTCTTCGGTATACGCATCATTGAGGGTGGTTTTCTTTGGCCCTTCTTCTTTGGCTTCAGCTTTCCACTTTTCCTCTAGAGGCGTAAGTTTCTTTTCAGGTTCCATATAGGCTCCTCAGGTGGGTTAAAAATCTTCTGAATACTTATCCAGTTTGTCTCGGATAATCTGATCCACAAGTTTTATGCCTTCCAGACGGCCCATAAGGAAACGGTAGCGTTCCATGTCGGAAATAGAACCATTAAGCACTATCGCCTCGGAGTCTTCCTGTAATTTCCTTACTTCTTTCAATACGCTTTCAGCGAATTCAAGCATGGTCGTTTTTCCATGAGAGCAGACAGTTTAGAGCCACCGTCTGGGGGCATTCTTAATAAATCTTTACTGGGCGATTACCGTCACGTTTTTTAACGGTTCTTACTACCCCTCCGGATTTCATCTTATTAGATTTACCGGCAGTATTTAACGCAATGGCTACAGCTTGTTTTTGAGCTGCAGCATTGCTCTTAGGTTTACTGGCGCCTATTTTACCCTTTTTTTCGTAAGTTCCAACTAGTTCACTGATATTTTTACCAATTGTTTTACTACTAGAACCTTTTTTCAATGGCATTATTGGCCTCCTTGCTTGGGAGCATAGATTCTTTCCCGAGCAATCTGCGCTTTTTCTGCGGCTATTTTTTGCTGAGAATCTATTCGAGCTTGGTTGGCTTCAGCGTTCTGGGAAATCCTAGCCTGATCAATCTTAACCCCTTCCTGCTTAAGCGCTATGTCCGCTTGATCCTTAGCAGCGCGCTGCTCTAGTTCCTTAGCTTTTAACGCTACCACTGGGTCTTCGCCGGTTCCTTCTCCAGAAAGTTGGCTCTGGACCGACTTCATTTCCATCATGCCTTCGGCAACTTTAATCGACACCATTGCCTCGCGCTGAAGGTCAGAAATCATGCCGTCAGGGTCCGCACCGTACTCTGTGAAGAGCTCTGCTTCTGTAGCTTCCTCCGCCTTTAAGCGGATGTGGTCTAGGATGTGTTTCTGCAGTTCAGCAGAACCCAAAGGGTTAGCCTGCATGAGAGGCGACATACCCATCATCAGGTGGGCCGCAATATGCGCGTCGTGCTGCTGACCGGCAAAAGCTTTCAACGACTTGTTGTCGGCCGCGTCAGCGTTCTCGCTTGCAGGGTCCTTAGGTAACTGGTTAGTTTCCATCTTCAGGATGCCGTCAATGTCTCGGACGTTCATTGCCTGATAGACACGGTAATACGCCTCGTACATGTTGTGCATCTGCGGCGCACTTTGAGCCAACTGCAATTGCGCTTGAGCTAAAGTAATGCGTTGAGCCGCAGAAAATACATTTGGGTCCGCTATGGGCAATATGGCGACCATATGGGTAAAATCTGATTTTTTTACACATCTAGACGCGCCGGGCACGTCATATGGGTAATTATCGGGTAAATATTGCCCAAATCCATGCGCCAACATCTCAAATTCTTGCGTCTGAGCGTAGTAAAGGCGCTTGTGTATGGCAGAGGTCACCATCGAGCCGCGTTCCAACAGCGCAAGCGTAGTGCCTACAGCGGCTTGTTGGTTAGCGTCGCCAACTTGCATGTCTGCAGTGCTCGCAAGGCGCTTTCCGGCGTCTACGGTAAAACCTAGAAGCGTAAACAGTGTCTGGCTTGGCTCTTTGTAGGGCAGGGGCAGCAGTGAACCACTTAGCTCGGCGCCACCGGCGTCAATATCCCGCCATTCGCCCGGCTGAATAGGGTTATCATCGTCAGCAATCCGTGCACCTTTTGCTTTGAAGCCCGCAGGAAGGTTGGATAGCGTGCCTGCGTCAAGAAGTTGACGCAAAGCGGCTGTTGCAGTCTTACTTAGGCCGCCAATCAAGTGAACAAAGCCTAAACCGTAAGCGCCGGGGCCCTCAATCAGCACATAATGCACAAAATACTCGCGACGACGCTTTAATTCGTCATCTTCTAACCAGTTTCTGCGTATTCCGACCACCTGACCGCTGTTTTCGTCAATAGTAACGACGTAAGGCAGCTTGATTCCGGTCTCGTTGTTCTTTTCGTCGACATCTTCAAAGCCCATAAGGTCCAAATTCACTTGGAACTCGAGCAAGAAAATCTCTTCTGGCTCTCCACTTGCAGTTAAACCCGTAATTTTGTCGATTGCATACCTAATTTGGTTGCCGCTGACAGGGTTTTGCTCGGGGTCAACCACTACATCGAGGTATTCTCCTGCCACAACGCGCTTTCTGAACTCATTTGAGTCCATTGCAATACGCTGTGTGATTCTTGGGCACTGAGAAATGACACTCGACCCGTTGTAAGGGATATAGAGGTCGTCAGGAAGAACCAAACGACTAACCATACGACCCAATTGTTCATCATAATAAACTTTTTTAAATGCAGAACCGCCGTATCCGACGTAAAACAGTAACTGATCAAACTCCGGTGTGTATTCTTTCATCACCGACGTGATCTGGTAATTCATAAAGTCCTGCACGCGCGATGCTTGTTGGACCTTGTCTATGGTTTCTTTGCCTAACGTCTCAGTACGGACAGGGCCGCCTGCGGGCATGAGCTCTTTAAACGCCTGCGACTGAAATTGGACAACGGCTTCTGTCAGCATAGGGTGGACAGCGCCTGCAGCGCCACGGAACGGGCGTGTACGGTCCTCTATCTTCAGGCCGAGCAAATCCATTCCCTTGGAATACATTTCTTCCCAGTCCTGCCTAGAGGCCTTGTCTGCGTCAAACAAAGCCAGTAAGTCGGATGAAATCGCGGCGAGCTCGTCTTCATCAACGACTTCGGCGAGGTTGCTGTAAAACTCAACGTCGTCTTCTTCGTTAACTTCAATGACCGCGCTACCGTCATCCTCAAGGATGATTTCAATATCCGGCTCTTCTTCACCCATCAGTTCAATGATGTCAGTTACTGGGGCCAGATTTACGACTTTATCTACAGGCATGACTTTGTCCTATTTGTATGTGCGGTTGTCATTGTACACGCGCTCTACTGATCCGCCATGTTTGAAATAACGCTCGCCTTTCGGAGTTTTTATTAAATGTTCAGGGCTTTCTATTGGTCGGGTTTTAGCTTTTTTAGCTAAAACTAGAGGGCCTACTTGAATGACCTGCTCCGCGTTGGCAACAGGCATGCCATCTGACTTACGATAGAAATAACTGTGTCGGAAAGGATTCATTCCAACTTCTGTCCACTCCCCTGCATCAGGCGCGGTTCCATTCAAAATATCTTTGGCTAGTTGTTCTACGGCTGCAGGATCACGGTTTTCAAAACTTCCGTTGATTCTAGCAATTGTTCCCTTACTTGTATCTTTAGTGGCCATGTTTAAAGCCGCTGCTGCCTTTGTCGTTGTAAATTTAACGTCGTTTAGAACCGCCGTTGGTGCATATCCTACAGCAAGTCCATTGTTAATTGTTCCATCGTGTAGTGTTACCACCCACGTATCCCTGTTTTCGTAAGCAGGGATATCTAGTCGAGAGGAAATCATAGTGCCATCTGGAACATCTAAATTGACGCCTACAATACCCGCAGAGTCAGCTTCGTTCTTGCTCAGAGCCATAGCTATTTCTTCATAGGTAGGTCTCTTTTGAACTGCACCTAAAGGCTTAATCGGTTGGAACTTTTCAACAATTTGGTTGTACTCTGAGGTAGATATCTCGCCTGCTTTAAGTTTTTTAGCCGCTGACATAACTTCAGGGACAGGCTCTTGTTTGATTCCTTTGTTAGCGGCTTTGAATTGGTCTATCTTTTCTGGGGTAATGCCGAGCTTTTGTCGAGCATCACCTAAAGAGCCCCCAAAAGCTTGGAAGGTTACTTTGCCTTTTTTAGCGGGGGTTTTAGCGGGAGCGGTAACTGCCCCTAGCGCCTCATCCTGTAACCTTACAGCGTCGTCGTAATCTGTAACTACAGGAACATCCTTAGCGCCGCCGAAGTATTCTGGATCATGGACAAAGAACACAATGTCTGGCTCGCCATTGTTGTATTTGGCGAAAACTTTCTTGTCCCAGTTAGGTGGCGCAAACTCATCATTCCAAGGCAAACGGGCCACAGGCCTAAAGCCTACGTTCTCGTATATCTTAGGTAGGAACGTGTCAAACGCATCCAACTTAGTGCCGCCTGCCTGTACTGCGGCTTGCAGCATTGCATAGCTGCCGCGAGGGGGCTCGTTAGGAGACGCAAAGACCGCGACAATGTCGCCGTCGGGCTTAATGGCAAAGCCGCTGCCTGCTTCAGTTCTGAAGAGATTATAGCCAGAAAGGTCCTCAGCGCTCTTGATCTCTACCTGAGCTCCTGCAGGATTGCCCTCCATAGCTCGAGTCATGTCTGCGTTATAGGCAGCAGCATTAAGTGCTGAATTTACTTGCTTAATGGCAGGCAGAGAATTGCCCGCTGCTTCATATTGCTTAAGCACAGCGGGATCGGGAGTAAATGTTAGTAGCCCAGTGCCGCCATCTGTTCCGACAACTCCTGTCGAGTAAGGCCCGGTCGCTCCGCCAAAACTTGATTCATTATCGAGTCCCGCATTGAAACGCCTGTTGGCCCTGACCGCTCTGAGGTTTCCGCTGAGGCCCCTGTAGTTTTCGAGCCCTGTTGGCGATTCAGCTTCAATTTTAACTTCATCGCTTCCGCGAATTGGTTGTCGTACTCCGAGATTGCCATATATTTCTTCTACTCCTTCACTAAATGCGCCGGGTCGCGATGGTACGCCCAAACGAGAATATAAACCTTGTTCATAAAACCAAAGAATAGCCTGTGCATCGGCCTCTGACAACTGCCCTGTAGCAATATTGTCTAAAACCTTTTGGTTAAAGGCTTCCATCTCTCGACGTTCGGTCTGGTTTCTAGGTCCACCTTGGACCTCATCTGCATTTCCAAACATCTGACCAAAGGCCCTGTTGTAGCTGCGAGTATACCAAACGTCCTTTGTTGTCCCCTCATAGCCATTTATGTTTAAGGAGAATCGGCCTGTTTTATCTCCGAGGATCATTGACCCAAGGTGCATGCTGTCTCTTCCCCCACTTAATCCAGAGGGAGCGGACTTTAACCCTGCTTCTTTTCTGACATCCGTTAACTCTTTTAACGTGTGAGGAGACAACCACCAGTCTGCAAATCCGTCCACTCCATACTTGTCTACAAGAGTGGAAATAACTTTCATGCCTGCAGCAACAGATTTACCCTTAGGTCCCCATCCTGCACCAGATATGCCTTGAGTCACCGCGCCGGGAGCAGGGGGATTGGTGGGAACTTTTCCTGTTCTAACATACTCCAACAGGGCAGCCGTGGCTGCTTTTGCGTTCTGGTTAACTTTTAAACCTATCGACGTAGGGGCAGCAAGAGCAGACCAGAGCACTCGTAAAGATTCGTTATTCTGCAGTTCTTCGAGTCCCGGTATTTTGCTTAACGTGGTAAACGTCTTTTCTACGTCCGCGTCATACCAACCGGCTCCGGTTGTTTCTTTAGTCATCTGCTCGTCAATGTTAGACGCGATAACTTTAGCTGCGAGGTCTTGGTCTTCAGGTGAAGTTGGGTCTAGCTTTCTGCCGTAGGTTTCAACATGGTCTTGGTCGATAGCCCGTGCCAAATCATCTATTTTAACGGTTACTCGTTTTTTCTTAATGTCTCCCTCTAACAAAGCTAAGTCTTGTTCTCGCGCTGTTCGGTCCGCTGCAATCTTTTGGACTTTAGCAGTTAATGGGTTATTTAAGTCTATAGCCGTAGCGCTAATTTTTTCAGGTGTAAGCGTTTCCAACATCTTGCTTGATTCGCTTTGGTCCGAGATTCCTAGAACCGTGCCCTCTGGCTCGCCTTCTAGAAGAGGTCCGTCGTCAATAGGAGGCTCGTCGCCCGCCATTCGGCGCACGTTACGGCCGTCTAGCGTATCTAAAATACCCCTAGCCGACATGTCGCCAGTTACCGCCCCCGCAAGCTGCGCGGCTAACGAATCAGGGAATTGCGTCTCTGCAATCTTGGCGCCACCTTCTCCTCCAAGATACGCCATTAGTTCTCTGTAGGCTGCGGGACCTGCCGCAAGAGCTTTCTGTAGTCTTGCAGCAGGCAGTATTTGAGTACCCATGTAGATAGGGTTTAACGAGCTTACGTCATCCGCGCCGACGCTTGCCTTGATGTTTTCACCAACCGGAACAAATGGCTTAGTCTCAATGCCCATTTTATTCGCGGCAGCCTTTGTGCCCATCTGGGCTAAATCACCAAGGCCCACGGTCATGTCCGTAGCGGCTGCAACCACGGGCTGCGTGACAGAGGACATGGCGCGGTTGAGGTTTTCGAGAATACTACGGCTTTCGGTCTGCACTTGATCCGTGGGCCGTGGTTCTTGAGCAGTGACGGGCGCCTCTTGGGTATCCATCGCCATTAACTGAGCAGTGAGCTCGTCAGCCGTCATCGAGTCCGCAGGACCATTGTCCGCGAACCCTCTAGGCTTTTTTACAGTGCCGCCCTCCGCGAACACCGGAACAATTCTAGCGCCACCGGCAGTGCCGAGGTCTCTGGCGAGAAGCTCTGTGTTGTAGCCTTGGGTCGTAAAGTTGGACTGGCGGCTTTCTTCGTCGCCCTCGCCGAATCCGGCTATGGCCGGTGAGGTGTATGACTTACCGTCTCCTTGGGCTTGGGCTAACATAAACGGGGGCCGCGTGCCTGCGGCTATTTCAGCGCGGCCGTAGGTGTTGTAGTGGTTAAGCGCAAAAATCTCTGGCGTAGTACCTGCAGGAAGTTCGCCTGCTGCCTGAGCGCGAGCATAGTCTATTGCGACATCCTCGTTTAACCGGAGGTAGTCAGCAATAGTGCCTGTGCTTTCCTCTTTTCGGCCCCGTGCTTGTTGCGAGTCCTGCTGACGCTTCAACGCATAAAGTTGTGAGCGGGACAAACCGCCACCGTAACTTCCGGTGTTGCCTAGAAGGCCTGCGTAGCTTTGGTATCGTTGTTCTGGCGTAACGCCGTCTATAGTCTGATTTCCAACCAATTGACGAAGGTCCTGAGCCGCGCGGCCTTGGGTGTAACGATTAAGCGTGCCGGTGTCCATAAGCGAACGCGGTCGGCTCGTGACAGACGGAGGAGTGAAACTGAACCCTGATCCGGTGGCCGAGAGCAACTTAGCAGCAGGCGTGTAGTCAAACCCTGCGAGGTTGCCATACTGATCAAGGACCTCGGTCCTTGGTGGGCTGTCCCTGAACTCACGGTCGAGCGCCTCTTGGCCGGGCGCATAAATGCCGGGGTCAAAGTCAATAGGCTGATAAACAGTGGGCGCAGTGTAAGGCGCCTGAGTTTGAGGGAACTGGGAAGAAACGGAAGCGGCTGTAGTTTTCTTTTCCTCTTTGGGAACAGGCACGTTGAACAAGATGCTTGGATCAACGCCCGCCGCTAATATGTCTTGGAAAGTTGCGCCCTGCTGTGTGGCAATAGCCTGCGCTTCACGCCGTTCATTCTCGTCTATCACACCGTCGGCCATGAGCCCCGCGACGTAGTTCTGCGCGCCGCTTCTAATCTGTTCCATAGACTGTCCAGAATAGATGGGTGATTCAAATGCAGAGGTTACCGTGGAAGGAGTAGAGAACGCAGTGACGGGAAGTGGCGCGCCAGAGGTAAAGATCGCGTCGATAGTGGATTGCTTCACGCCCGCGTTTAATGCGTCTTCTATCGTGACGCCGGATTCTAAAATTGCGTTATACGCTACGGCAGGGTCCCACGAAGAGGGGTCGGCTGCAATCTCACCAAGAATACGCTGCTCAGCGGCCAAAAGGTCGGCTGCAGTTGCGTTGTTTTTGCCGTAGGTGGCTTCACCACCATCGGCCATTCTAAGGAGCATGTCTCTAGCGGAATAATTAGGCATAGGTAAAGCCCTACAGATAAGGTTAGTTATTCCGCATTCTAGGCCTAATAATACTCTGGGACAAGTCCTTCATTTTCCGAAGGTTCGTCCTCTTCGTCACTGTACAACGAGATAAAATTTCCTGCGCGAAAACGCATTAAAGCCTGAGTCGTACTATCCACAATGTCGTCGTTATCCCCGTTAGGAAACGCAGCACACTGCTCGATGACTTCGTCTGCCCAATCCGTCTCGGGCGCCCAGACCATGCCGGACTCGAAAATCGGTGCGACAGAGTTTGCTCTGGAGACTTTATCCTGACCTGCACGGCGCCCGCCGGGGCTATACATCGTGACAGGAATGCCCATCCTACGCAGTTCCTGTTGGAGCGTGATCCCCGTCGCCTTGGCCTCGATTAAAACATTATCCGGCTGCCAGTAGTCATACTGCTCCTTCGCCTTACGCTTCAGGTCAGGGAAGTCCCACCGGCCTTTACGCATGTCAACAAGCAAAAGATTAGGCCCCGAGTCCTCCGTTGGGAAGAACACGGCCCACGTCGTGATAACAGAGAAGTCCGCCGTCTCTTTTTTCGAGTACGCGGTATCGTAAGACTGGATGATGTATTCCATGTGCGGCATGTAGTCTTTATCCCACACGCGCCACCATTCACGCTTCAGGATTGCACCTTCATCAGCCGTGGGCCGTTGTTGGTACATCGCGTTCCATTTCTGCACCGACATCGATGCACGGACCGCGCGGAGCTCGTCAAGTTCCCAGAAGCTAGGCCAAAGGGCTCTTTCGTTCTCCTCACCTTCGTTGAAAACAGCAGGAAACTCGATAACCTCCCATTGGTCCGCATTCGAGTTAGATTGTGACTTAAGCAATCGGGCCGTTAGGTCCTTGGTTCCCCACCTTGTCATCACAATAACAATTGCACCGCCCGGCTGCAATCGAGTTCTAGGGCCAGAGGTGTACCAGTCCCAAGCGTTGTCCAGAGCTAGGGTCGAGGCCGCGTCTTGTTCCGAGTGCGGGTCATCGATGATCAACATATCCGCACCACGGCCCGTCATCGCGCCGCCTACACCGACAGCAAAGTACTCCCCGCCGTTGTTCGTGTCCCACCTTCCGGCGGCTTTACTGTCAGCCTTCAAGGCAACGTCAGGGAATACTTCCTTGTATTTATCGAGGTCCATGAGGTTACGCACTTTACGGCCAAAGCGTACAGCGAGCTCGCCGGTGTGCGTTGCCTGAATGATCTTGGTCGTCGGCTTACGGCCCATGATGTAGGCAGGCAGCAGATACGACGCAAATTCTGATTTGGTATGTCGAGGAGGCATGTTCACGATCAAGCGCTTGAGGGTTCCTTTGGCTATTCGGTCAAAGGCGTCAGCCATGATCTTATGGTGGCTACTCAAAATCGCTTCAGGCCAGACGTACTGGGAGAAACCTATAAACGTCTCTTTAGCCCGCTCTTGGCCCTCTAGCAGGGCTAGTCGGAGTTCTAGTTTTAATCGTTCGGCTTCGACATCTTGCTGCATACGAATTCCCATTTAGTAAAAATTTGCTAAAAATTTATGGCCCTTTTGATTTTAAAAAACAAGGGGGTGGGTTAGCTAGGTGGTTCCACGTGGAACATAGTCCATTTTTGTTTTGGGCCAAATTAATTGTGTGAAATCTGGCTACGGCCGTCTTGCTGAGCGAGGGGGCGCCGCCCGGCCCGCCCAGATGAGAATCATTCTCATCTAGCCTCAAAAATAGCCAAAAGGGACCCGCTAATTCCGGTAATCATAATTACCGGAATTAGTGATTCGTTTAAAATCAAGCACTTAGCTATTTTCATGCACCTCGATCCATGCAAAACACAACATCTAGTGATTTCCCTGATCCGAGCACCTCGGGCCATTGCCCACGCATCTGGGCGCCCAGAGCAAAAACCGCGCCGCTCGCACCCCGCGCGGGGGCGGCCGAGGGCCCTTTCCCAGTTCCCGCTATTGGACGATAGGCCGCATGCGGTAGATAGATAAGGGTCTCGGTTAATCGAGCTCACAGCGGCTCTTTGGGCCATATACGAGCGCTTATTGCTATCTCCCTGCCTAATTCGGTCCAGTCGACGGCATTCAGGGCCCACTGGGCCACCGGAGGCGTGTCTACGCCCCTCTCGTGTAGCTCCTGAGCCTGCGTGCCATGGTACAGCAGCAGGCGTGTCTCAGAGGCCTTGGTCGTCCCCTTCGGGTGCCACTGGACTAGAATGTACGTCGGCATCCCCATCGATCCATGCTTCAGAGCGAAGGCTATCTGGTGAGGGCTCAGTCGTACTTTCTTTCCGCTCTTCACTACCTTGAGCTCCAACATCGAGTAGATCGGCGGCGTCGCTATCAGGCAGTCCGGTATCCCGAGATTCACCCGGTTCTCCAGAGGCACTACCAAAGCGCCGGGCAATTTCTTCCTTACGTTTCTGTATAGCGCTGACTCTGGACCGCTCGACATCGCGCATCTCCTCGATGATTGTCTTGGCCGGTGGCGTTTCCTCCACCTCTTCGGGCTCGATCTCTTCAGCCTTGATCTCTTCGGGCTCGATGTCGATCAGGGTCTGCGGTGGCGCACCGTACAATGCCTTGATCTCTTCAAGCTTGCGCCTGACCTCGTCCTTACTCATCGAGTCGATAGTGCCTACACGGATTTCCTTACGGTCGACATAGATCGTGCCGAGCGCTTGGCCGCGCCGGTATTCAGCAGAGACTGCCGCGCCGAAGTTGCCTGCCTCGAGGGCTTGGTCGCGGATATGCTGCAGGTCTCGCATGTGCCTGTCGAAGTTAGTGCCGTATTTCTCTGCAAGCTCGGCGCGGTATTGTTGGATTGCTGCGACGACGTGGGGTTTCTTTTTTGGATTGGTCAGCTCCGATCCTATCGCGCTTGCCGACTCTTTTGGATAGCCTGCGCGTATCGCTGCCTCGGTCAGGGTGATGTGTCCATCGTTTGATATGAGTTCTTGAATGAACGTCCACTGCTGAGCGCTCACGATATGCTTCTGGTCTTTAAGGGGCGCTACTGGCTCGTTTAACCGCTGCTCAAGTTTCATTCGAGTACTGGGCCTCAGCGGTGAGGTGTTCAGAATATCTCTGCGATGCTTACCTTCTTTACTGCTCTTGCTCATGCGGTCCTCCGACAAATCCAGATAGAGCCTTCCGATTGCGTAACACTGAAGCGTCTGCCTGCGCCATTGCGTGACTTGTAGAACGTCGACAGGGCGCTGTTGATGCGCTTGGCGTCCTCTTTCGAGCGGACAATGAAGTAATCGCCGAGGACCATCGCTTTGAATGGCCACCGGGTTTGTTTATGGCTGCCGTTGCACAGGCGCAGGGTGTGCTCCCGTGGAGTGATGCCAGAGAGTGTCATCGTAACCTCACTAGTGGAAAAAACGGTATTGTATCGACAGGTTGTTAATCTGTCTATTTTCAGGGGTTTCTATAGTACCGTATTCTCAGAAAAAATAAGTTTTTTTTCTAAAAAATGAGTCGCGCGCGCACCCCGTAGATTTAGTAAAAAGGTTACACCGTTACACCTATAGTAATTAGACGTAACCTTTGACGTATCCCCGTAGACCGCATAAACACTGACTGGTTACGTCAGTTACGTCAAACGTACCGTATTTGACAGAAACTAAAATCAAAACTTTTTTTTCTCAAAATACGGTACTATAGAACCCGGTTGCATAGGCAGGTCCGTGGTCCGTGGTCCATGCCCCCCAAAGCCCACACCACGTGGCCTCCAGAGCATTCCACCCCTCATTT